ATCATCAGCACTTTCTGTACCGATTAGATTTTTCATTATGGGATCTATACGACTCATATGTTTAACTCTTTTTCTGTGATTACTTTAAATTCCCACATTCGGTCAGCACAATATTCTCTTGCTGCTTTCCATTTTGCTTGATTCCTTGCATATTCAAATGCTTCACGAATGTAACCTTTAGTTTGTCTTTTTGGTCTTTTTGGTTTTGTTGTTTGTTTGAGTGGTTTCACTTCAATCAGGTATCTTTTTATTTTACCTGTATTCTCTTGAACCTTGATATAAAAATCTGGGAAGTAACGATGAACACGACTATCGTGAGGTGAGATATATGGAAGAGCAATCTCTTCACTTCCCCACTCAAGAATTTTAGTATTCTTATCACAATACACCATAAACTTTCTTTCCCAGAGTGACCTGTAAATTATATTAGTAGGATCACCTTTATACTTTCTGGGAAAGGATGGATAGTATTTTCCCCTATAAGCCATCTAAATAACTATACTATAGAAGTATTTAGAGTGCCAGCACCAAGACCAAGAGGAATATCAGATATAATACCTAAGTTACAGAATGTAGCTCAAACATCTCAGTTTTTAGTAAAGTTTGTATTGCCTAGAGGTGATTGTAGAAGATTTTTAAGACAGAAAGGTATAAATGATCGCTTCATTTCAGATAATGTTGGATTGCTTTGTAGTGATGCATCATTACCAGGTAGTGCATTAGCAACACTTAATACTGCTGGTGATTATCAAGGAGTCGTAGAGAGATTTGCACATACTCGTAACTTTACGCAAATATCATTTGAATTTTATGTTGATAATGAGTACAAATCATTACGTTTTATAGAACATTGGATGGAGTTTATTACAGGTGGTTCAATAGGAGATCCTAGTCAAGACACCTACCACTTTAAAATGAGATATCCCGATGAGTATAAAGCAAATGAAACAAGGGTGGTTAAGTTTGAAAGAAATTATTCTCAATTTTTAGAGTACAGATTTATTGGATTATTTCCTCTTTCCCTTAATTCGGTCAGAGTATCATATAACAATTCTCAAGTATTGAAGGCAACAGCAAATTTTAGTTATGATCGGTATATATGTGGTGAATCTAATTCACTTGCAAGAGCATTAGGTTTAGATTTAAATAATCAAAGAGGAAAAGGTGATAGAGCAAGAATAAATGCACAAAAAGAATCCACAGAATTAAACAGAATTATGAGAAATGGTTCACTACAGTTATTAAATAATGGAGTTAATTATAGACAACTAGATACTGGTGTATTTGCTACAGGTAGCACAGATACTATCGGTTCAACAGAAGTTCCAATCCCAGCTAGGTTCTAGAAACCACTATAAATAATTTTACTGAAGTGTAGTAATTATTATGCCATTACCAACCATATCAACTCCAACTTATGAGTTGACTCTTCCTTCATCTGACAAAAAAATTAAATATAGACCATTTTTAGTTAAGGAAGAAAAGATTCTTATTCTTGCAATGGAATCTGAAGACACTAAACAGATTGCTAGATCAATCAAAGATGTCATTACAAAATGTATTTTATCAAGGGGTATTAAAGTTGAAAAACTTTCTACATTTGATATAGAATATTTGTTTTTAAATATTCGTGGAAAATCTGTAGGTGAACATATTGAAGTTATGGTCACTTGTCCAGATGACGGTAAAACACAAGTTCCAATGTCTATTAACATTGATTCTATCAAAGTTCAAAAAAATGATGAACATGATAAAGATATAAAACTTGATGATACTTATACTCTTAGAATGAAATATCCATCATTAGCTGAATTTACTAAAACTAATTTTGGTAGTATGAATGAAATGAAAGTAGATGATACTTTTGAATTGATTGCATCTTGTATAGATCAAGTTTATTCTGAAGAAGAATCCTGGTCACATCAAGAGTGTACAAAGAAAGAATTATCTGATTTTATTGAATCACTTAACTCAAATCAATTTAAATTGGTTGAGAAATTCTTTGAGACTATGCCAAAACTATCTCATACAGTAAAAGTCACAAATCCAAATACAAAGGTTGAAAGTGAAATTAAACTAGAGGGGCTGCAGAGTTTTTTCGCATAAGTATGGCACATGAAGATCTTGTGTCATACTATAAGTTAAATTTTGCCTTGATGCAGCACCATAAATATAGTTTAACTGAACTTGAGAATATGATTCCGTGGGAGAGGGAAATTTATGTTTCACTTTTACAACAACACGTTGAAGAAGAAAATTTAAAAGCACAACAAGAAAGTAATGGATGAGGAACAAGGATTACAATCCCCAATAGCAGGAAGCATTAGAGGTATTAGGAGGAGTGTATCTTCTAACATCTTTACTGGTCGTGCTGTTCCTCCACCAGTTGCTCAACCAGATCCACAAACAACAAGTTTATTAAGTCAAAATTCATTAACACTTACTTCAATCTCCGCACAGTTAGGTAGTGTTTCCGAACAGGTTAGATTTTTAAATACTTCGTTAACTACTATCAAAGATAATTTAGCAATAAGTGATCAAATAGAGAGACAAAGAGAAGCAGCAAAACAAAGAAGAGAAAGGATATTAGCAGAGCAATCATTAAGAGAGGGAAAGGAATCTCAACTTGAGAAGAAAATACAATTTGCATTGCTTGCTCCTGTAAGAAGAGTTGCGACTTTTGCTCAAGGAATTTTAAGTAGATTAGGAAATTTTTTATTCATATTAGTTGGTGGTTGGTTGACCGACAAAATGTTTACCTTGTATAGAATTAAATCAGAAGGAAATATTGATAAGTTAAAACAATTTGAGAGAACATTCATACCGAATTTATTACTATTAGCTGGTATCGGCACTACAATGGTTATTGGTATAAGAAGAATTTTAGGAGTTGTAGGTAGATTATCTAGAGTTGCGTTAAAGATTGCGACTTCAGAATTAATAAGAAGACCGTTTACAGCAGCATTAAATTTTATAAGAAAAAATATTAAAGAATTTAGAAAAGTTCTTGGAAATCAATTAAAAAGATTCTTTACAAGAGGAATAGGAGGAGGGATATTAAAAACTCTTGGTATAGGTGGTATTCTTACTGGTGGTGCGTTAGCAATTCCTGGTAAGGGAGGAATTGGTCAAAAGATAATGAATTTCTTCAAAGGTGCTGGTGGTAAAAAACTTATAACAGAGAGTGTAGAAGAAACTACAAAAAAACCAGGATTTTTAAGGAAAATATTTCCGAAGGGAGGTTTAGGGAAACTTAGTGGTCCTTTTAGTTTTATTTTCTATGCATTAGACGCTAAAGATACTTATAATGAAAGAAGAGAAATGGGTCAAGGCAAGGCACAGGCAATATCTGGAGGTATTGCTGAAGCAGTTGGTAGTTTTGCAGGATTTTGGGCGGCTTCAAGTCTTTTTGCTGTAAAAGCAGGATTCCTTCTTTTTGCACCTTTTCCTGGTGCTAGAATTATCTATGGTGTTGGTTGGCTTCTTTCTGGAATATTAGGTGCAATGTTTGGTGCAAAGGCTATGGGAATGCTCAATGATTCATTGTTTGGATTGTTTGGTAAAAATAAGAAAAATAAAAAAGAAGAAACTAAGGTTGAAACTAATGAGAATGAACCACAACTTGAAGTTGTAGAAAGTGTGAAGTTTAATTTATCACAATCTGATTCAGAAAAAAATGCAAACTTAATAGCAGCTGCTAGTAAAAATAAATCAAATATTGCTGAAGAAATATCCAATTATAACGAATCTCCAAATATTATTAATTTCCCATTAGTAGGAGCTGGTAAAAAAGAATCAAATTTAGCAACAACTGGAGGTTCAAGTTCTCCAAGCGATTATTTACCAAATATTCCATCATCTGATTTTTATAATACTTCGATTGCATTATCCGAATCATTCTATAACGTAGATCCATAATGTCAATACAGAAAAGAAGAAACTCATTATTAAAGTCATCAATCAGTATTGATTCGATAAGGAAATCTGTTGGTAAATTTAGAGATGGAATAGTTAAATCTAATAGTGCTGCGAGTGATATTGTGAAAAGTACAAATAGAAATAATATTTTTAATAGAAAATTAATTTCAAAAGATAATGAATTTTTTAGTAAAAGAAGAGAAGCAGCGAGAAGAAGACAGAGAGAAGATGAATTAGAAGCATCAAGTGTAAGTGGTGTAACAAAGAGACAGGGAAATATTGTAAGTAGAAGTACAAAGGGTTTCTTGGGTAGAATACTAGATTTTTTAGGTATTGTTTTAATAGGATGGTTTCTTAATACTTTACCAAAAATAATAGAAAAGATAAAAGGTTTTATTAATCTGATAAGAAAAGTAGTTGGTGTATTAACTGGATTTGTTGAAGGTATAGGTAATTTTCTTACGTCATTTGGCACAGGAATTTTAAATGCAATCGATAGTTTACCATTTGTAGATGTAATGTCTATAAAAAAAGAAAATGAAGAAAATTTAGATTCTACAGAAGGTAATCTTGTTAAAACATCAAATGATTTAGTTGATACTGCTAACGAATATTCTATCCCACAAAATGTTGGTTTAAATTCGTTCGATGAAGGTATAATTGAAGATTTTGATACTGAAGGTGGCACAAAAGAACCTAAAGATCCAAAACCAAAATCCCCAACAGAGGGAGGAGCAGAAGCAACACAAAAAGATATCATACCTCAAGAAAGTTTAGTTCCAACTTTATCTTCAAAGTCTTCAGTTAATGATAAGAATTTAGCTGACAGTATAAAAGATGAAAAAGATGTTAAAGAATTAGCTTCAAATGAAGCAAGATCAAAAGGAGAGACAATTGAAGGTAAAAACGTAATGAATGAAAAAGAAATTGATGAAAAAAATAATGAAAATTCTCAAGTAACTGGTTTGAATAATTTTATATCTAAAATATTCGGTGGTAAGGGTCAGCAAGAGGCTGATACTTTAAAGAAAGAATCCCAAGGAAAAAATGACTTACCATCACTATCCGTATCTGGAGGAGGTGAAGAACAACCAGACATACCACCAGTTGTTGTTCCGATGAAAACAGGAAGAAAAAATTTAAGAAAGACAAGAGGTTCAGGTACAACTATAATAACTATTGAAAAACCAGTTGAATCATCTAGTAATATGTCAGGACCTGCGATGTCTGGTGGAAAAACAAAAACACTCAATATTGATGCTATGAAAAAAGGTAGTAAAAATATTATGAAAAAACTACATAAAATAATACTTCAATAATATGTCAGTAAATAAGTCAGTATACGAAAAATTTATCATAGAATCAGCGGATCAGCAGAGAACAGCTGATATTTCTTCTGGTGTTCTTGCATTTACATATTTTGAAAACATTTTTTCACCTCATATAACCGCAAGAGTTATTGTGACTAATACAGGTGGATCAATAAAAGGTAAAGATGGTGTCTTACAATCAATATACAATGGTTTACCATTAAGAGGTGGTGAGAGAGTTATAATAAAGATTGCTGGAAACTCAAAAGTAAATAAAGGGTTAGATTTTTCAAAAAATCCAGAAAACTATTTTCATGTGGCATCAATAACAAATGTTTTGATTGATGAAGGAAGTGAAACATTCACTTTAAATTTAGTATCTAGAGAGGCAATAACAAATGAAACTGTAAGAGTTGGTAAAAAATTTCCAACGTCTCAAAAAATTTCTGATTCTGTGAAAGATATCATAAAAAAATATTTACAATCTGAAGATAAAATTGGTAGAATAGATGAAACACAAAATCTATATGGGTTTATTGGTAATATGAAAAAACCATTCACAATTATTACTTGGTTAGCATCAAAATCAGTTTCAGGTACATCAGAGTCGAATAAAGAAGATTCGAGTGCTGGATTTGTATTTTATGAAACTCAAGATGGATTTAATTTTAGATCTCTTGATGAATTGATGGAGGAAGAACCTTATGAGAAAGAATTTACATTTTCACCAGGTGTTATTAACACTGATGATCCAAAAAAAGATTTTAAAATTCTTCAGTATGGTATAGATCGAAATCAGGACTTGATTGCAAAATTAGAAAGAGGTGCTTATAGTAGTCAAAGATATTATATCAATCCTGTTTCATTTAAACCAAGTATTTCTGTATTTAATTCAAATAATTACATAGAAAAGTTGAGCAATTTAGGAGACCAAACAATTTCTTTACCTAAAATTGATGACGAGAGTGATAAAACACTGGGTGACTTGCCAAGTCGTATATTTGTTGGTATGCTAGATGTAGGTACTATTGAAGAAGATGCAAGTGATGAGGGATGGAACAGTCCTGTAAAAAGAAATGCAGATCCTGCAAAAATACATGCACAATCAATGATGAGATATAATCAATTACATACACAAGTAGTTGATATAACAATACCTATGAATACAAATTTAAGTGCTGGCGATCTAATAAAATGTAGTTTTCCCCAGATAAGTAATACAAAAAGAAAAGAACCAGATCGTGAAACCAGTGGTCTATATATGATAAAAGAACTAGCACACTACTTTGATTCACAGGGTTCTTTCACTAAATTAAAAGTAATTAGAGATACTTTTGGAAAAAAATGATTGAAAATAATTTACTCAAAACAAATTTTCTAGGTAAAGATGGATTCCGTTGGTGGATTGGTCAGGTTGCTCCAGAAGAAGCACAGGGAGATCAACTTAATCAAATTGGTAATACTTGGGGTTGCAGATTAAAAGTTCGTATATATGGATATCATCCAGCAGATATAACTGAACTACCAGATAAAAGTCTACCTTGGGCTCA